TATCCTAATAATCCATGAGAATGACCTAATGTTTCTCCACTGGGTAAGTTAGGTATAAAGTTTTCAATATATCCTTTTATTTTACCATATCCTGTAGTAAATCTATCAACACCTGATACGTTAGCTTCAGTAACCTCATCTGGTTCACTGTGTAATAAATTGTGAGTATGTTCTGATGCTCTTGCAAACACATAATCATTGATAGGACCAACTGTATATTTCTTTTCACCTGTTAAATATGGTTGAATTAATGTAGTAACACTTGCATATCCTGTAGTAAGAACATCACTTATCTGATAAAACTCAACAGGATCTTCAATAGTATCTGTACCAATAAACCATTGTCCTCCAACATCACCAACATTCATGGTGATTCTATCTCCTACTAATGGAGTACCAGCACCATTAACACCTTGACCAAATCCAATTAATTTTCTATCTCTATAATCAGGTACTCTAAACTCTCCAAGAACCTGTGGTAAATCTGAAATACTAAATGATTTTCTTATTTTAATACGTGGTTGGTTAGTTAATCCACCAATAATTACATCTAAACTTGTATCTACAATACCAGAATTACCACCAGTAACAACATAATTTTCTGTTAACTGTGGACTTCTATTATATAATGGTATTAATGATCCACCACCAGCAGTAAAGTCTTGATATGTACAAATCTGTTGTTGATTACTTAATGTTGCTTGTACATGAAATCTATAAATATGCTTCTCACCTGTTGGTGGTTGTGATCCTGAATAACCATTATTAACCCACTCAGGAGCAGAACCAAGTGATGATTGTTCTACAGTATTTTGTTGAAGCACAACACCAGCTGGCATTTGCTGGTTAACACTAAATGCTGTAAATGTATTTGGTATATTCTGAACATGCCAATTAGTTCTTACATCTGTAGATAAATCTTCAATTAATATTTCATAAGTATCTACAGTAATACCAGAAGGTAAACCACTTAAGTTTGCCCATGAAAACGCTGGTGTATCATTATTAGCATTAGCATATTGAGAATAACCTGTAGGATATCCTTGTCCAGTTAAAGGATCAAATGTACCTGGATCCAAGGCAGGTACAGTACCATAATTAGTCTCTGGTAATATAAGAGGATAGTTTAAATCTGCTGTCTGTATTAATGTTATTGATGTTATGACCCAGTTAACAGTACCACCAGGACTACCACCTGTATTATTTTCTGGATCATAATTAATTAATATTCTAAAGACATGTGTATCAGCTTGTGATGCGAGTGATTGAAATGTTTCTGAATATTCTAAGAGATATCGTCTTCCTTGTACAACCTGTCCATTAGCAGTAGGATAATCATTCAATAATTCAAATGTTAATTCAGCACCATTTGGAACTACTCTTGTGTAATCAGTAGAATTTGGTATTGGTTCTGAATGTATCTCAGCATATACATTACCATTATCTACAAATGTTCTATAAACTGTACCTGGTGCACCAGTTACATCTGATCTTATAGAATTATTTGCTGGTGCTTCTGTTGATAAATTATATTCATTACCTATCTTTTCATATAGTAATGGATAATCTTTAATATCATATTTTTCTCCATCACAATAAAGAAAGTTTCTAAAATTATACGATGGACTTTCACCACCAGTACCTTCACCAGTGATTGTGCCACCTATAGAAGTGGAATAACTATCCACTAAAGATGGAACGATGGCACCTATACTCATATAGGAACCAGTTTTATCACTATAAAAATTTTTATAAGGAGACCTATATTGTACCATCAGACTTTAATAAGATATTCCGTAACGATGTATGGCTGAATGTATTTATCCGCCTTCTTAGAGTTGTTTTTCTCAATAGTAATTCTAGAAACTAGTCCACTATCAGCTCTTGCAAATGCAGCTCTTGTAATCATTTCATATGTGTGCTCTTCATCAGAATTAAAATCAATTCTGTGTCTATGAGAACCATCATTACCAGTCTCACCAACAATTGTTGTTATGTTTGCAACTCCAGTTGGTACTTGAGAATAAGCATCTGGATCAGAACTGGCAAAAGGTAAATTCTTTATTTTACCATTATATCCCCAATTAGATGGGAAATCTTTATTCTCACCATAATTTTCTAGTTCAGATGAGTTTATTGCAGTGTTATCTTGTCCACTCATATCACATTGATCACCACCCAACCAACCAGGAAGAACAAATTCACAATCACATTCTTGTTCTAATAATGATTCATATATGACATTACCAAATTGTACGTTTCCAGAATTGGCACCAGGAGAACCTGAAGAACAAGGGTTATCATCACCACTATTTCTTAATCTATTATCCCAAAGAACGTTAGACCATGTGTTAGAACTACTTGGTTCATCAGAACATAATCCTTGCTCTGGCCATAAACAATATCCACCACCAGTAAATCCAAGACATCCATTAAAACATGCACCATAATATTCATAACGTAAGTTTCCTAAATCTGTATTTTTTGCAAAGTATGTTTCAGTTGTAACCATCCTATTCTCCCATTCATGTCTACACAACGGTTGAGTAGTATTAGTAAACCACTGACATATATTCAATGTAGTTAATGAAGCTTTGTGATTTCTTTGTCTAGATCTAAAGTAATTATTTGAATTATCTTTCTGTCTGTGTCTAGTAGTTGATGATCTGTGTAAATGGGGTTGAAATGATGTATGAGGAACTTCAGTTGTTGCAGTATATACACCAGTATCAAGAGAAAATCTTGGTTCACCTCTTAATGGTATTGTTTGTGGTGGTATATAAAAATCTCCTGTATAACTTAATTGATATGGACTATCAATATTCTGAACAACATCTAATTGAATACCAGATTTAAACTGAGATGCACCATTGTCATCAACAACAGTCAAATCATTATATAAACCAATGTTAGATGATGTTGTAGCTCTAATATGTTTATTCCTTAAATCTGGAAGTTGAAACTGTTCATTAGTAATAACTTGACCATCTTTTAAAAACTTTGTTTCTTGTCCTACACCCAATACTATTGCTAATTCTGGAAATTGATTTGCAAATAAAACACTACCATCACATCTTAAATATCCAGCAGGTAATAGTTTTCTAACCGCAGGATCTTTAGGTTCAGTACCTTCAATCAGTTCTACTGGAAAACATATGATAGAACCACACATAGTTCCATGTTTTGCTTTCTCTTTGGTATAAAAACTTGCCATTTTAATACGCTCTTATTATATACATCGTTGTTAAAGATGGAGTATTTGGATTTATCTGTATACTCAATGCAGTTGCTACAGATAATGGTGCTGTAGTTCCTGTTGCAATATCATTAATAAGTATAGTTGATGGTATGGATAAACTACCTCTAGCCATAGAGACTTCCATTGCATCATGTGCGTGTGATCTTAAAGTATCACTTCCCCAACCTTCACCATCATGATTTAACGTTGTTGTATATGTATTAGTTACAGCTGTATTTATCGGTTGTAACTCACCTAATGAAGGATCATAAGGCATATCTTGAATATCATTTAAGGGCATTCCCAATCCTCTTTGCTGTTCAGGAATATCTACAGACTGATAATAATTCCTTCTACCGTTGTAATATCCAGCAGGTGGAAATGCTCCTACATGTGCTGACGTTTGAACATTTGGTATTGCTAAATTATTATCATTATAAGCAAAGTTGTCATCTACATGATAAAATCTTTGTGGTATTGGTCTAGCTGATGTTGGTATTGCAGGTATTGTTTCTAATAGAGGACTAATATAAACTGAACCAGTACCATCAGGTAAACTTATTCCACCATCAAATTCATCAAACCATGAAATATTTTTTTCACCTGGTTTCCATCTACCTGCTTGAGCACCTGTAGTTTGTCCAGTAGGAGCAACAGCACCATAATCATATGCAGTATCTTTTTCTGCTCTTGGTGGAACAAATTCTTGTACTCCATTACCAAATGCATATGCACCCCAAAACTGATCAAATTCTGAAGCACTAGCAGGTTTATGTGAGTGCTCTGGTATATGATCTACACCCAATTTTCTAGGTACAACATAAGCAGTATCAAAATAGATTGGATCATCCATTGTAATACCAGTTATTCTACCAGCAAGTTGATTAGATGGTTCTATTGTAAATGTAATATCTACATCAGAACTAAGAAGTGTTGGTGGTTGTATAGCATCAGGTCCATTTACACCAATGTATATACCCATTTGAATCTTATCTGCACCAGTAAGACTACTGCTGTTAGGTTGTTGTCTTTGTCCTTCAATATCAACTAATGCAAGCTGATTTAGATTTGGTAAACCAAATTTATCAACATGACCCAAAGACTCATCTTTATTATATGGAAAATCATTAACTATGCCATGATTTGTACCATTAACGAATCCACTACCTTCTTCTGGAAATGGACCATACTCATTACCTAAGGTAGCAGCAAGTAAAGGATAATCTGCAGCATTAAGAACAGCATTAGTCAAACTACAAACAATCCATCCTGTAGGTATATTATCCAATGCTTGTCCTGCTCCAGAACCACCGCCCCAAGGCATTATTGTGCCTATTGGAGCGAGTTTTCCTGATTTTATTCTATTATAGAATGCCATATGTTAGACCTCTCTTAGCCACCATCCTTGTACAGAGGAAGAAACGATGGTGCCTTGTGAATCCGTTCCTCCTAGGTATACCAATGTGAATCCAGCGTTTGCTGTCTGTACTACAAGTTCACCTGAATTGTATGGTGTAGTACCACTCAATCCAATTGTAGTTCCAGTTGCATCTCCTTGTACCTTAGTATTTGGAGTCAATGCTCTAACAATCAACATTGTATCATAACCAAGATTTCCACCAACTTCAACAATTCTAACTTCATCACCTGTAATTGGTGTCTCAGGTAAATAAACAACTAAATTACTTTGATCTGTTACATTAACAAAGTATGTTACATTTGATTTTAGATTTAGATCAGTAACATCAGATCCATTAGAAACGTAACGTGAATGTTTACCACCAGTCTTAGTATAGTAGTTAGTTAATCCAAATGCATCAATAGATTGATCTCTATTAATTGTAAATGTATTTGCACCGTTTGTACCAAGATTAGTTAGATTAAACTGTGGACTCTTAGATGGTGCCTCAGAAGCAGTTCCTCTAATTGTAAGAGAGTTACTTATCTCTGCATCACCATAAACATCAACACCAAACGTAACTTGGTTACCAACTGTTAGAACTTCTTCAGGACCGAATGATGAGTAAAGTTTAATATCACCTCTACCAATTACACCAGCATCAAAGTAGATAGAACCAGAGTGATCAGCATGACCATCATCATTAATTACCTTAACGATACTTGTCTGTCCTACAGAATCTAAGATGTTAACTCCACCACCATATGATGTTAGTTCACCATTAAGAGTTATGTTACCTCTTCTAAATGGTATAGTTCCATCTTGACCCAACTCGTTCATGGTAGCTGTATGAACAGTACCAAAGAGTGCCAAATTAACTAAGAAGAATTCACTGTTTTCTGTAGTCTTATCGTATATACGTAACCAGTTAGTATAATCTAGTTTAGTCTGTACTATAATACCATTATCAATGATAGCAGAGAGATAATCTACACCAATACGTTGACGTAGATCAACATCTACAAGATTTGCAGACTTACTATGTTTAAGAATCCTTATTACATCAGAAGTTGCTTGAACATAGTTAGCAATATCATTAGCAGTAGTTCCTTCTTGTCCAGGAATACATCTTAAAGTCTTACCTGCTACATCAATAGAAGCAATACTCATTATTTCCCAAGGACCAGTACCTCCTGATGCTGAGTTAACTCTAACCAAATCACCAACAGCAAATGCACCAGTACCTTCACCAAGTTGATCAACCTGTAAATAAACTGAACCTGGTATAGCACCTGTTGCTGCATTAGCTGATAAAGCAGCATTAGGTCCGTTAGATTGTATTGATAGAGGATCTAACCAGTAAGAGTAAATTCTAACATTACTCTCATTACCTTCATATCTTGCGTATGATGTAGCAGTAGCTTCTGTATTTGGAAGTACCCTACTAATATCAAGTCTTCTATACTGGTTACCAATTTCTAAAGTAGCAGCACATGTATCAAAGTAAAGAGTATTTTGATCATTACCATTCTTAATGGTAAACTCTTCATTAACTTCTGCTCTGAATACAACATTAGTTAAGTTCTGAGTGCTAAGAATGTTTCTAGAAACCTTAATCTTATCTGAATCAATCTCTGTAATTCTAGTTTCAGGAAGTAATAATGCACTACCAAAGTTAGATTCAAATGAAAGAATATCATTAATACTTAACTTAGCAATGTCACCAGAACTAATATTAGTAATATAGAATGTAAATTCCTCACCAGCATTAAGTTCAATATCACCTGTAAATGTTCCTCTATCAATGCTTCCACAACCACCAGATATATCAACGTTATTATTGATGATTAGATCACCACCAATGTAAGTATCTCCAGTTGTAGAATCAATAGTGAATACATCATTAGCAGCACCACCATCACATCCACTAGAAACAATTAAGCTCTTAGTTGTTTGTGAAAGTGTAGTCTTAACTTGGAATACCTCACCAACATCATATACAAGTGGTTCAACATCTGGAGCAGTAGCACTTCTACTAATGATAACATAATCGTTAGTAGCAATCTCGCCTCCAAATTCTGCAAGGTAGACATCCTCTGTGTTACCAACATTATCAATTACATCAGTAGTCCATGTAGCATCAAACTGTACATTACACTTATAGATTGCTGTTCCATCAGGATGATCATTTCTTACACCTGTGAAAGTACCAAATGGTTCTCTCTCAGCAATGATATAAAATGGAGCAGTTGATATTCTTGGAGTAGATATAACTCTTAAGAATTCAACGTGAGTTAAACCACCAGCGTTAGATGCAGCAAAGTATCTTACATTTGTAATACCATAGTTATCTACACCAGTGTTACTTGGTTGATATAACTGGAAGGTTACATTCGCCTGTTGTGCAGCAACTGGAACATCTAATGTCCACTTCTCTACAACACCATTATGACTTGAATCTAGGATTGGAATTATTTGATCAATCAATACCCATGTAGCAGATGCAATACCAACGTTATAAGCATCTAAACTATAACGTAGTTCTAAATGTTCTGCAGTTGCAGGATCAGTAACGTCTGGATATTCACCACCGTTATTGTTATTACCTACAATAGCATCTATTTCAAATCTAGAAATAGGACCAGCACCACCAAGATTAGATCCATCTACAGGAGAGAATGCAACTGATCTTTCAGATCCAGATGAACTACTACCAGCTCCACTTTCAGAGAACCAGATATAATTCTGTCCTGTATTAAATCCACCAGATGAACCAACAGGAGAAGCATTATCATCTTTGATTGATACATTACCAACAACACCAAGGAAGGTACCACCTGAAGTAATGGCACCTAATGTCTCAGAAGCCATTTGAAGTGTGGTATAATTTTCACCAACACCTTCAGGTGAATCAACTATAATATAATCATTTTCTTTAAACCATGGATCGCCATTTTCATCAACTGGAGATTGACCCAATGGTAGATAAATCTGATTACCTGTTAATTGAACAAGTTCCTGAGGTTCAATCTGTGGGTTACCACCAATATTAGTGATAGCATCTTGATATTGAATACCACCCCAGTTTCCAGTACCAGCTGTGTCAACAGTACAATACTTAGATGAACTTGTTGCTACTCTATCAACAGTAACAATATCAACATTGTTATTGAATAGATTGTTACCTAAGATACCAGTAGCATGATTAATCTTCTCAGAACCAGATCTTGCTCTGTCTGCAGTAAAGGAGAATGATGCAAATCCACCACATAATTTAACACTAGAGTTAAATCTTGCAGATGCATCAACAACTAGACTGTTTCTAACTCTAGTTGTTCCACCTTGACCAGCAATTGTAATGTCAGAAGCATTAGTAGCAAAGTTAAGTGTATTAGTATTACTACTACCACCAAAGAAATTAACAATTCCAGCAGTTGTTGTTAGATTTACTGTATCTTCTAGTTCTCTAGAAGTACCAAGTTGTACATCACCAGCAATTTTAAGTGACTTAGTTCTTATCTGAGTATATGATAATGTTTCATTATTACCATATGCACCACCAATTTCTACTTTAGAAATATTGGTGATTGGTGTATTTGGTGTGGTACCTAGATTAATATTACTGTGATAACTGTTACGACCAACATTAATGAATTGATCACCAGTAACAGAATCAACTAAATTTAATGTAGCAACTTCAGTTCTCTGATTACCGATTGTAATTGTTGAAGCAAAGTCACCAATATTAAGTGTTCCTATAAATGTGTTATCACTTACAGCATTGAATGTTCCAGATGTCTCAGAAGTTCTGATTTCAGCTGTGGTTCCATCACCATTGACTTCAATGTCACGCTCAAATTTAACATCTTCAGTGAATCTTGCATCACCCTTAACAACTAATGCTCTATCTAATTCAGCATCAGTTACATTAACACCAACCTTACCTTCATTATCTCCACGAGTGGATTCAGTAATTACTGCAGTCTCAGTAGAAACACGTAATGTAGCATAATCTGTAATAGTCTCACTATCTCCACCAACAACTAATGCATCATTAATTCTTGCCTTAGTACGTGAAGCATATTGTGTATGTGTTAGGTAATCTGTTGTTCTACGTCCACTGATGTATACGTTACCAACAACATCTAAGTTAGCACGAGGATCAGTATTTGTATCTTCTACAAATGCATTCTTATATGCATCATGTGAAGATCTAACAATAGTGTTAATACCTAACTTATACTCACCAATTGTTTCAGTCTCAGTTCTTAATGCCTCAGCACCTAGAACACCAACTTCCTTGAAGTTAGCATTAGAGAATTCAATAGTAGGAGCAGTTTCGCCAGCAGGAGTGTTAGTAAGAATATCTTCCCATGGTTGAATATCCTGTGGAATTTGATCAATAACTTGGAAGTGAACGTAGTTATTTGTTGGTGAGAATGGATCACCAGGTTTAGCAGCATATACTGTCCAAGTTAAATTAAGTCTAGTATCATAGTAGAAATTCTTAATTCTAATCTGTGATCCAGATGTAATACCAATATCAGTGTTAGAAAGTGCAACACCAGTGTTAAAGTTTCTGAATGAAAGTTTAACAACATTAGTTCCATCAAACTCAATATTATCAATATTAAGACTATCAATAGTTCCAAAGTAGTTTGCAAGTACCCATGCAATAGATCCATTCTTACCAACTTCAGATCCCTTAAAGAGAACGTCACCTGGTATTGGAAGAACTCCACCATAATTGATAGTTTGTTCTGCACCAATACTAGTTCCACCTTGAGCAATCAATGCACTTTGATTAGGTGTAATGTTAGAAGCTACACCACTAACTGTATGTGTCTGGAACTTATAAGATTGTCCTTTACCTCTAGCATTGAATCCAAATACAGCAGATCTAATAGTATTTTTACTGATTCTAATATCACCTTCAGTTGGTGGTGAGAATGCAGTTCTATCTAAACCTTCATCTTGCTCAATTTGGCCGAGATTATTTTCTGTACTATCTACATTTGAACGTATGATTAAGGAATCCTTCTGCTGTGTGAAGTCACCATCTTGTACAGAGATAACAACAGGAGATTCAAATGTGTTAACTAGTTCTCCTTCTCCACCAATAATTGTAATATTCTGGTTGAATGTTACAGGAGTATCAAAGGTAGTAACTAGACCTCCAATTGTATCATCCTCATCACCATCATCTGCAAGTTTTGCTTGATCAATGAATGTTTCTTCACCTGTAATAGCATTAATTCTCTTATTACCAATGTATAGATCACCTTGTGAGTTAATACCAGTGTAGAATACAATACCACCATCTTGCTTCTTAGACTGAGCATAGAAGTCTTCTTCTGGTGTTAGAACTACTTCCTGTCTAGCTGGTAGACCAGTTGAGTAGTTACCTGGTCCGTAACCAAGATATTCAAATGTATGGTTACCTGCACGAGCAATAGATGGTCGTCTAAGTTCAACATAGTATCGCTGATCTGCTAACACTGTGCTGTCACCAGAGATAGGAATCAATCTATCTTCAGATCCAGAAGTTGCATTACCTTTCTGTGCTTTGATCTCATTTCCAGATGTGAATGTATTCTCTACAAATGCAGGTTGACCAACAAAATCACCAATAAGTTCTCTAGTTAGAGAGTTCTTAAAGTCATTAACTGTAACTAAACCTTGTGTATAGTTGTCAGCAGCAGAGAATGTAGCTGGTGGATCAATTAATCCAGCATAGTAATCTTTCTCTTCTTGTGTTGTACCAGAGTTCTTAAACCATAGAGGATCATTTCTAAAGTTTAGAGGATATAGTTTGCTAACTGGTTGAGAGAACTTGAAGTTCTTAAAGTTGTTAGTTACACCAGCACCTGTTGGGAATGGTGAAATGTTACCACGTAATGCAGTTAGATAGTAGATACCATCTTGCTGTCCAGCAATACGTTTCTGTAATGTTTCATATCCAAAGATGTAGAATGTATCATCAATAATTCCTGTATCATTAACACTAGCAACATAGTATTCAACACCAGCATCATCCTGAATTCTATCACCAGGAGTAATGGTGTAAACATTAGCACCACCTTGCTTGTAATAATACTTGTTAAGACCCTTAGCAATGTGTGTCTTAAGAGGTAGTGACTTACCACTATCCTGATCCTCTAGCATGTCAGCAAAGACAGTACCTTGAGTGAATCTAGTATTAGTAAATTCACTATACTCTAGAGTACCACCACGAATATTTTTTATGATTAGGTAATGCTCACCACCAGTTGTGTAATAAGCATGAACATTAGCAAGACCTGATGAATTACCAGCAAATGATATTGCGTTATCATCACCTGCTTGATTATCAACCTTACTTACTACGAAGTTACCACCCTGAGGAGCATTAATCTTAATAGTTGTTAGGATCTCATTTCTCAATCCAGGGAAATTCTTAGTATCAATTGTGTGATCATTAAGAGTTAACTCAAGATACTTAATGCTAGGATCTAATTCATCTGCTACATAACGACCAGATTGAATGGTTGCTTGAACACCAGATGTAAATCTAGCAAACCCACGATATTCAATACCAGAACCAGTTAAATCTTTCTTATATGGATCATATGCTGCATCAAGATTTAGATTATTAGATAAGAATTCACTTGAATCATAACCAATATACTCACCAGCTTGTACTGGGTTCTCAAATCTAGCACCGTATACAGTACCAACAACTGGTTTCAATAATACCTTCTGAGGTACTAACTTACGTGTGTCATCAGTTCTAGTCTTAAGAACAAATCCATTGATAGGATCTCTAGTATTCTCAAGATACTTAGGTATAACATAACGAATCTTATATGTTCTATCATCTGCTCCACGAGTATCATCTAGACGCTCGTACCACATATCTGTAGACTTCTGTCTATCAGCATAATCTTGTTCACCAATTCTCCAGAAAATATTATTTTTCTTGACGTTTTCTGGTTGTCCACTTACCTCATCCTTACAAGAAATGTACCACTTACCTGTAGTAGTTACATTATCTGTAAAGGTAGGATCAAATCTCATTGGTGATCTACGCTTGTTCGCAAATACATCAAAGACTAAACCTGCCTGACCAGCTGCAAATATAATTGGATTAGCACCATTTATTGAATCAGCATAAGTCTGGTGAATCGTAAATGTCTTATTGTTTGCATACCTTACAAAGAAAGCAATGTTAGGATTAATTCTACCAACATTAGCATCACTAGTATTAGTTACAGCAACGTTTGGATTACTTGCAAACTGAGTTCCAACTAATGGTAACTGTCCACCTTCAATGGCTCTAATGAATACCATTTGTGCTTCAGAACTACCAATAGATGAAGATGGTTTGTCAAAGATGTGTGCTACATCAGTTTCAATACCAGCAACAACAGATGTACTTAACTGTGACTTGTAGTTGTGTAGATCATAAGTATCATCAAGAATAAATTGGTATAGATCAATTTCAACATCAGCATCAATTGCATCAGTTTCAGATGCATAGATGTAGATACCAGCAGCTGCGTTCTCTTTAGAGGTTGCAAGCATCAATCTGGTTTGATCATTTCCATCAAAGAATGACGTAGAACCGTAGTTCTCTGGTTGTGTAACTCTACCTGGTGCAATTACATAGTATGTTCTGTTAGTTTCAAATCCATTAGGTAATCTA